CGATGAGCAATATTACTATTACTAACACCGTTGTGGAAGTCCACCGTGTGAGACGAGCGCTTTTAACGCTCGCACGGTCTAACCTCTTGCTGGAAGATAGGGGTGCCCACCATCTCCCAGATTCCTACATACCTAACATTAGTTGGGTACTCCCGACAGTCCTTGTCGGTGGAATCCGTAGAAATCTGAACACATTGTATGCCAATACACCTAAGAAGGAGGATTTCCTTCCCAAGATCATCGAGCCGCTAATTGAAAAAGTCATAGCGTTGTATCGTGGTCTCTTGGACGTGTTTATTGTGCATTTGGGACGGTTGCCTACGCAACAACAATCCAACCACCTAGTGGTTAAATGGATGTCGTTGGCAGCTGAGGACAGGTTGGAGGAGTGGTTTAAGTACCACTCGTGTTGGATCTTTTCTAAGGTTCATTCTCAGGACATTTTAATCAATGAAATGCCCATACGCCCGGAATGGATGCCGGAGCACGAAGCAGACGGATTCATCTTAGGTGGATGGTTCTGGAGAAAAATACGAAAGTTTATTTTCCAGGGACCATCACCAAAGGTGACCGCCTTCTTGTATGCTCTGACAAACGTCAAAAGGGCAGGACTCGCGATTTCTGCAAAAAAGCAGGAAGAGGCACTTATCTCCCACATGAAAAACATGAAGGGTGCTGAGTTCAAGCCTAAGAATATCGTGGTTCCTATGATCATGCCATGCAACATCACTGGTGAAGAAGAAGTTTTCGAACTTCCAATCTCCGCTGGTGAATTAGCAAAACACGTCGAAGGACGCATGGTTGATTTAATGAGAAAGATTTATACTAGAAAAGAGGGGGAGCGTGCAAAGTGGAGATGCCCGAGCGTTTCAGCTTGTTGGGAGGCTTCTAAGAAGATGGGTGGTTCACACCTGTTGTACGAGAGACCTTTCGCGACCTGGAGCCTTGAGTTTATCGGTTTTGCAACCTATAGAACCAAAGTTACCCCAGTCTATGTTCCTTATCACCCTGATGATTTATTATCAGTGGCTTGGGAAATATTCGACACACGACCAGAGGACATGCCAATCAAGGCTGAAGTCCATAAAGTCCTGGAGCCTTTTAAGGCTCGAATAATCACCGCCGGTGAGGGAAACATCTACCAATTAGGAAGATGCTTACAACGAAAGATTCATCGCAACCTTCTCAGGTTCGATGAGATGTTTCATCTCATTGGGAACCCGGCTAGTCCGGAGTTCGTGACACAGATCTACAAAGATTCTGTGCTGTGCAAAGGTCCACGTCGTCATGAAGAAATGACGGCCTTTTGTGCGGGTGATTACAAAGCTGCCACGGATGGCATGCTTCCGAGAATCTCTCAAGCATTCGTTGAGGAGTATTCAAAACTCGCCTTTCTTTCGAGAAAGGAAGAATCTGTGCTAAGAATGTGCATGGGAAAACATCTGTTGAAGTATAGTATACCGGTTCCGGAGGATTTGCGAATAGATTATTTGCAGGCCTTGGAATACGATGTACCGTCCGAAGATAGAGAGTTTACCTTGCTTCAAACGCACGGACAACTAATGGGTTCGCCCATCAGTTTCCCGATTCTTTGCTTAGCCAACGCGGCAATCAACTGGGTAGCTGCTGATCTTTACGAAGGTCAGTTGATGAGTTTTGAAAATTGGAAAGAACGTCATCGTCCCATATTCAATGGGGACGATACGTCTTTTCTCTCGAATGAAATCCACTATGAAATCTGGAAAATTGTGGCTGCCTCGATTGGGTTAAACCCCTCTCTAGGAAAGTCCTACTTTTCGAAAGACTTCGTTATGATCAATAGCGAAATTTTCTGGATGAATCAGAGCACTTGTGCGGCTGATGTGGAATTGAAGAAGGTGACTGGTTGCATGCGGCTTGGGGTTCTGAATCCCGGGCTAGTGAAAGGTCAAGCGAAGGTTCTCGATGATTCGAGGAAACCTAAAATCGCTATTGGAGAATATCACGAAGAATTAATCTCCATGGGCGCACAACTTGCTAGAGCAAAAAGGGATCTATCTTTAAGATCCGAGCAAATTGATGCAATCTTCCGTTCTCATGTAATGGAAAAGCTTAAGATGTCACCACGGTCGTGGTGTCTTCCGATAGCTTTGGGTGGTCTAGGCCTATCATTTGGGTCAGTCAATTACTCTCAGAGTAAATTGGCTGCGCTCTGTATGATGGACGTGGATTACCTAAGTGTAGTCGCCTCTTACGAGAGGACCTCTCCTTGTTATGCTATTCAGGCACAACATAGTGTGAGAGAGATTTATGACCAGCTCGGTTATGAACTGACGAACTACATTTACCATGAAAATGAGAAGGGAGAGAAGGAGACCATGTGTGGCTCCGAGCTCCTGAATGAGACCTCCGAAGAGGAGGGTCTCGACCTTTCGGCGTACTATATTGGCGGCCGTCCTGAGACACACGGAAAGAACTCATTTAGCAGTTTACTCAAGGAGGTGAGAACCTTCCCTTGGGTGAATGAGTTAAGCAAAGAAAAGCTTGAGAAATTGAAACAAGCCTTTGTTATCCGTGCTCCATCCCACAAAGGGATGAAGATGTGTTAATACTGCATTCCCTAACGGGACAATCTAGAGAACCCGCAACGGGGTTCCTTCAACGCGCACCGCGGTTCCCACTTCAAGTCTTTACTTGTTTGATGGGCTGCATAGTGTTTGAAGGCTCCATAGGAGTTCTCTACGTATTTGACACTGATTTAAATCTGTGGTAACCAAGCTAACGCGCCCTATAGGCTGGGCCAGCATGGTTGTTATCCGGATTTGGATTGGTGTTAGATTTATTGTCTCGTGGCTGCACTAAGTGATTACATGCGTGCATATTGCCATCCTTACGAGGATGTGTGTGTGCCGACTCAATCGCGTGGTCCTGGAGAGGATCACTACAACAGAGAAG